CTTCATCGTGCCGCTCGGGATGCGGCGCCTGGTCGTGGCCGACTTGATCGCGCCCGGCACCACCGATTCGAACGTGGTGCAGTACATGAAGGAAAAGACGTTCACCAACGCCGCCGCGCCGGTGGCCGAGGGCGGCACCAAACCGGAGTCGGTGCTCACGTTCGAGCTCGCCTCGGCGCCCGTGCGGAAGTTGGCGCACTGGATTCCGGTCACCGAGGAACTGCTCGAAGACTCGGCGCAGACTTCGTCGGTCATCGACGCCCGCCTGCGCCTCGGCCTCGCCCTCGCCGAGGAAGATCAATTGCTCAACGGCACCGGCGTCGCGCCGGCGCTGCTCGGGTTCAACACCCTGCCCGGCCTGCAGCCGGATGTGGTCCGCACCGACCCGCAGACCAACGCGGACGCGGTCTTCGTCCAGATGACCAAGATCGCCACCACCGCGCTGATGATGCCGGATGGGACGGTGATGAACCCGACGAACTGGGCCGCGATTCAACTGTCGAAAAATTCGCAGGGGAACTACATCGGCTCCGGGCCGTTCGCGGCGCCGCAGGTGCCGACCCTGTGGGGGGTTCCGGTCGCGGTCACGCCGGCGCAGGCGCTCGGTATCGCCATCACGGGCGCCTTCCGCTCGGCCTCGCAACTGTTCCGCCGCGGCGGCGTGCGTATCGAGGCGAGCAACTCGCACGCGAATTTCTTCATTCAGAACCTTGTCGCGATTCGCGGTGAGGAACGCATCGCGCTGGCGGTCTACCGCGAAGGCGCGTTCGGGCAGGTCACGACCCTGACGTAAACAGGAGGCGGAGTCCCTATGTCGATCTTTCGACAAGATCCGGGACCGTGCCCGGTCTGCGGTGCCGCCCACTCGGCGTGCACCACAGATCCGGGACCGATCGCGGTCGTGCAGTTGCCGGCGCGGGATGCAGCCGTCCTGCGCGCCGCCGGTGTGCCTTCACCGGTGCCGCCGGGCGTCCTCTCGCCAGCGCCCACGGACGCGCCTGCGCCTGCGCCGGCACTCAAGGCCGACGCGGTGCAGGCCGCGCTCGGGCCGAATGAATTCACCAGCGCCACCTATCGGAAGGGCAGGCGCCGCTGATGCGGGAACCCTCCGCCCTCTCGTCGCTCGTCGTGCCGCCCGCCGAGGAACCGCTCACCCTCGAACAGGCGAAGGCGCGCGCCGGCTTCGATTGGGTCAGCCCGGACCCGCGCGACGCCCTCCTGACCGAGCACCTGCGGGCGGCGCGGCATAAGGTCGAACGCGACACCGGCCTCGCCCTCCTGACGCAGACGCGCGACGTGTGGCTCTCGGCGTTCCCGATTCTGCCCTTCGGCGTGATTCGCCTGCCCGCGCAGTGCCGCCCGCTGCAATCGGTCACGTCGATAATCTGGCGCGATACCGCGGGCGCGCCCGCCACCGTGCCGCCCGAGGCCTACGTGGTCGATCTGGCGCGCGGTGAGATCGGCCTGTCGGCCGCCGGCATCTGGCCGCCCTTCGGTTCCCTGCAGGGGGTGTCGCCGATCACGATCCGGGTCGTGGCCGGGTGGCTCGATGCGGCGACCTTCGCGCAACAGGCGCCGCTCCTGCTACAGGCCGTGGGCCTCCTGACGGCGCACTTTGCGACGGCCGGGCGCGATGCGGTCGCCGGCAGCACCGATGGCCTGGCGGAAGTGCCGTTCGGCTATGCCGCGGCCATCGCCTCGTTCGAGCCGATTGAAGTGATCTGACATGGCGCGCGGCATCCTCGGCTCATCGGTCGCCATCGGGCACCGCCACAAGCGGGTGCTCCTGCAGAACCCCGGTCCCGACGCCGCGGACGGCCTCGGCGGGTTCACGCAGTCGTGGATCGATCTGCCGCCGGCGGCCGACGCCCGTATCGAGAGCGCCTCCGCGGCCGCCCTCGAACGCCTGGCGGCGGGCACGACGGTCCTGGCCTCGGCGTCCCATGTGGTCACGCTGCCCTTCCGCGAGGGCGTGTCCACGCGGACGCGCCTCCTGCTCGATGGCCGCGTCCTGCACGTCGCCGGCGTGCACGACCCGGAGGAACGGCACATCGACCTCGTGTTGATCTGCGAGGAGCGGGTGGCCTAATGGCGAAGACCTCCGCCGTGCAGTGGGACGGCCTTGACGAGTTGAAGGCGGCGCTGCGGCAACTGCCCAACGACCTCCGCGATGAAGGCCGCCGGATTGTCTCTGAGGCCGCCGAGGCGGCCCGCCAGGCGACGGTCGCCGGCTATCCCGAAGGCCCGACCGGTAATCTGCGGAAGGGCGTGGTGGTCAAGGAGCAACCCTCCGCTTACGGCATGATCGCGCTCCTGTTCAGCCGCGCGCCGCACGCCCATCTGTACGAATACGGGACCGCGCGTGGGATGCCGCCGGCACCGCATCCGAACCGCCTCGGCACGCACGCCGGGCGCGAGCGGCGCAAGATGTACGACGAGTTGCGCGCCCTGCTGGAATCGCACGGCCTAGAGGTCTCCGGCGATGTCTGACCGCGCCGCGATTGATCGGGCGATGCTGGCGCGCCTCACCGACGCGCAGCTGCAAGCCCTCATGCCGAGCGGGCCGTACTTCACGATCGCCGCGAAGGGCGCGGTCGCGTTCGTGGTCGTCTTCCTCGACACCTACGACGGGCGCGAGCTATTCCGCGGGAAGGCCTTTGAAACCTTCACCTATGGCGTGAAGGCGGTCGCCCTCGACACGGCGGGCACGGCCATCGCCGCAGCCGAGGCGCGGATCGACGCCCTCCTGCAGTGGCGCGACGGGCCGCCGCCGTTCACGATCGACGGCTACGATCTGTGCGCCCTCTCGTTTGTCGATCGGATCAAGTACGTCGAAGTCGATGCGGCGAACGCCGATCTGCGCTGGCAGCACGCCGGCGGGTTGTATGAGGTCATCGTGGCCGAGCACCCGGCACCGCCGGCGAGGCTCACCGTAGATCGCACTGAGGAAGGAAAGGACCGGACCAATGGCTCGACGACATGGCAGTAAGGGACAGGTGATGATGGACGACGCGGCGGTGCCCGGCACGCCGACCAACGTCGCCTCGCTCAACAAGTGGAGCCTGGACCAGGCGCGCGAGAAAGCGAAAGTCACCGCCTTCGGCGACCTCAACCACCAGTACGTGCAAGGCCTGCCCGACATCAAAGGCGCGCTCGGCGGCTGGTGGGACGAGACGGAACTGCGGATCTTCGATGTGGCGGTCGGCGAAGACTCCGTCATCCTGAAGCTCATTCCGTCCACGATCACGCCGACCTATTTTTTCACCGGGCCGGCCTACCTCGACGCCTCGATTGAGGTCAATTCCGACGGCGGCGTCGCCATCTCCAGCGAATTCGTCGGCTCCGGCGATTGGTCGCGCGAGCCGGCGGGCGGCGCATTGCTCGCGGCGGGCACGGCGCGCGAGGCCGAGTCGCGCGCGGCCATCGATCGGGCGCGTGGTCGGTAAACCGTGAACGTTCGGAACCTCCGCGGCGTGCGCGGGTCGGTGCGGTGGAGTTACCATCGGGCCGCGGAGGTTCTTCATTGGCACGCCACGCGCGACAAGGCGACGCCGGCGTGGCGCTTGCGGGCGACGGTGGTGCAGGCCGACCCGTTCCTGGGTGCGCGGAGCGGCCTGCACTTCGTCGCGCAACTCAAAGGCGGGCACGCCTGGCAATGGCCGGTCCTCGAGTTGCAGATCGCCGGCGCGGCCGCGAGCCGCTTCGCCGGCGGCACCCTGACGGCGCGCCTCGGGCCAATCGAGGTCACCGGCGGCGCCGCGAAAGGAACGGTGATCCTTGTCTGAGTCCCGCATCGTGCGCCCGGAAACCACGCGCCTCGACATCTCGGGCGGCGATTGGCTCCTTGTGAAAAAGCGTCTCAACGCCGGCGAGCAGCGCCGCGCCTTTGCGCGCATGTATCGCGAGGGCGCGGCGGGACGCTTGCAAATCGACCCACTGCAGACCGGCCTCGCGCTGGTCTTGAGCTATTTGCTCGATTGGTCACTGCTGGACGAGGCGGGCAAGCCGATCGCGATCATGGACGCCGACGACGAGACGAAGGCCGCCGCCCTCGACGCCATCGACTACGACTCGTTCGTCGAGATCAAGAACGCGATCGACGCGCACCAGAACGCCAACGAGGCGGAAGCCGCCGCGAAAAAAAAGATCCGACCTGGCGCGCCCTCGTCCGCGCCGAGCTCGCCGTCGCCCGTCGCTGCGGATGGCGCCTTGAGTGGGTCCAAGAGCTAGAGGCGCCGATCTATGACCTCCTAATCGAGGAACTGCGACGCGAGGATACGGCGCGCGCGGCCGCCGGCGGCGAGGCCGAGGCGCCCGAGGATGACGGCGCCGACGACGGATTCGGCGAGGACTGACACCGCATGGCGATCACCGGTAAATTCGCGGCCGACTTTTCCGAGTTCACCAGCGCGGTGCAATCGGCGGAGACGGAACTGCGCTCGTTCGAAACGGGCGCGGCGAACGTCCAGAAGCGGCTGAATACCGTCTCGGACGCCTTCAGCGGCCGCCGCGTGATGTCGGAGGCGGCCATCGCCACCAAGGCCGTGGAGGAACTGGGCGGCGCCACGACGTTGACCGCGACCGAGCAGGCGAAGGTCAACCGCCTCGTCACCGAGGCAATCGCCAAGTACGAAGCCCTCGGCCAGCAGGCGCCCGCCGACATGCTCGCCCTGGCGAAGGCCACCGAACAAAGCGCGGCGCCGCTGGAAAAGATTCCGGCCGCCAACGCGTCGATCCTCTCGTCGGTGGCACCGCTCGCGGGCGCCTTCGGCCTGGCGTTCTCGGCCTCGTCGGTCATCAACTTCGGAAAGGAAATTCTGGCCGACGCCGACGCGCTCGACAAGCTCGCGGCAAAGACGGGCATTGCCATTGAGCCGCTGCAGGCGCTCGGCTATGCGGCCGGCCAGAGTGGCAACACGCTCGAACAGGTCGTGAGCGCCGTCTCCAGCCTGCAGACGCGGATCGCGGGCGGCGAGGCGAGCGCGATTGCGGCGGTGCAAGGCCTCGGGATCGCGATGGCCGACTTCACCGCCATGACGCCCGACGAGCAATTCCGCGCCGTCGCGCGTGAGGTCGCGACTATCGAAGACCCGATGGAACGCGCGCGCGTCGCCACGGAACTGTTTGGTAGAGCCGGCCGCGAAATTCTGCCCACCCTCACGGCCGACATCGACGCCCTGGGCGAGGCCGCGCCGGTGATGAGCGAAAAGGCGGTCAAGGCGTTTGCCAGTATGGGCGACACGTTCGACTCGCTCTGGGTCCGGATGAAAACCGCCGCCGGCGAGGGCGCCTATTCGATATACGAAAGCCTCAATTACCTGTCCACGGCGGGCCTAGCCGTCGTCACCGGCGACATGGAGGCCTTCCGCGATGCCTCGGCGGAGGTGCTCGACGACAAGCTACCGAAACTGCCGCCCGCCCTCGACGCGGTGACGGGCAGCAGCAAAGGCGTCGCGCTCTCGTGGGAGGAAATGAACCGCGTGAGCGGCGAGCTCACGACGAAGGCCGAGGCGCAGATCGTGAAGAACCGGGAACTCGCCACCTCGCAGGCCGACATCAAGCGCGAGGCCGACGCCCTCACGCGCCTGCAGGGGTCGCTCTTTAGCCGCGATGCGATCGACCGGGCCGGGCAGTATCAGAAAGCGCTCGGCGACATTGGCAACGTGGCGCTCCTGACGAAGGGTAAAAAAGAGGAACTAAAGCGCGTCGTGGATGCTGCGGTCGAGTCCTACACCGCGCTCGGCGAGAAAGCGCCCGCCGGCCTCCTGGCGCTGGCCACGGCGACCGGCACGGCGACCGAGAAGACGTTCGACCTCGACGCCGAGATCGCCAAGCTCCACGCGAAGGATCTGCCGGCCTACACGGGCCTGCTCGGCACCGTCGAAAAAAAGCTGGTGGATACCACCGGCGTGCAGGCGGCGTTCCGCTCCGATGTCGTCTTCACCGCCGAGACGATCGAAACCGAGATGGTGCCCGCGCTCGACGCCGTGACGACCAGCCTGGAGGCGACCGCGAAGGCGCAGCTGTCGTGGTCGGACGCGATGGACGCCGCCCGGCGCGGCGAAGGGACGATGGGCGGCTCGTTTGCGGGCACGTCGCTCGTCGGCACGCCGACGGCCGACTGGGGTAAAAAGGCGGCCGACGCGGGCGGCACGGTGATGTACGACAGCTACAACAATCCGTACATCTACATTCCCGGTGTCAACTCGCCGACCAATAACTCGAAAAACACCTGGGCGTCGATGGGCGTCTACGGCGCGCGGGCGATGGGCGGGCCGGTCTCGGCGGGCGGCGCCTATCTCGTGGGCGAGCGCGGTCCCGAGATGTTTGTGCCGCAGACGGACGGCCGCATCGCCACCAGCGCGGGCGGCATCTCGGTGGTCGTGCAGGTGCAGGGCGCCATCCTCGGCACGGCCGATCAACTCGCGCGCCTCGTCGGCGATGCCCTGG